TATCGAAGCCCCCTATGACTATGTAGCAGTCGACACCGAGACTACAGCTCTGTATCCTCGAAATGGGTACATTCTAGGTATCTCTCTGTCTTACGAGCCTGACACGGGAGCATATATCACTACAGATTGCGTAGATGAAGAAGTAGAAGTAGAATTTCAAAAACTTTTTAACGCAAAACGAGTAGTGTTTCATAACTCCAAGTTCGACGTTTCAATGCTAGAGTACCATTTCAACTTTAAGTTTCCGCGTTTTGAAGATACTATGCTTCAGCATTATACGCTGGATGAAACGCAAGGTACTCACGGTCTGAAAAGTCTTGCTCTGAAGTATACTAAATATGGAGACTATGAAAAAGAACTGTACGAGTGGACAGACCAATATAGGAAAGAGCATGGTATTTTGAAGGATGACTTCAAGTGGGAGTGGATTCCCTTTGACATCATGAAAAACTATGCTGCTATGGACGCTTGTGTTACGTTCATTCTGCATGATTACTTCTCAAAGTATATTAATAAGAATAGTAAGCTGAAATCAGTGTATGAAGATTTGCTTATTCCAGCTACTCGATTCCTTATTAACGTAGAGAATAACGGAGTACCTTTTTGCGAAGATAGGCTGCTGGAAGTACAGGGGCGATTGAATGAAGAGATTCGAGTTGCTATTGATGGGCTAAAAGATAATACACGAATTGCAGCGTTTGAAGCTGCTCAGAAGAAGCCTTTCAATCCTAATAGTGTACTTCAGCTTCGTAAGTTGCTTTTTGACTATATTGGTCTTAACCCTACTGGTATTAAAACTGGAACGGGAGAAGATTCCACTAGTGCAGAAGTACTTGCTCAGCTTGCAGAGCAGGATGAAGTACCAGCTCTAATTTTGAATATTCGTAAAAAGAGTAAGATTAAGAATACTTATATTGATAAGATTCTGCCAAACATTGATAAGGATGGCAGGCTGAGGACTAACTTCAATCTTGCTTTTACTAGCTCAGGGCGATTGTCCTCTAGTGGTAAGTTGAACATGCAGCAGATTCCACGGGATGACCCGTCTGTAAAAGGTTGTATTAAGGCAAAGCCAGGCTACAAGATCGTAGCAATGGACCTTAAAACTGCAGAGATGTATGTGGCTGCTGCATTGTCGGGAGACAAAAACCTTCAGAGTGTATTCGTATCGGGCGGAGACTTTCACAGTACGATTGCACACAAAGTGTTTAGGCTTCCCTGTCAGATTGAAGAAGTGAAAGAGCAGTATAACTCTGAACGACAAGCCTCTAAGGCGGTGTCTTTCGGTATTTTGTACGGTGCAGGGCAGAACAAGATTAGTGCTCAGGTTAACAAAGATGGTGGCAATATTAGTGTTAAAGAAGCTGGTGGCATCATTAAAGACTACTTTAAGGCATTCCCAAAGCTGCAAAAGTGGATTGTTGAGAACCAGAAGTTTATCATTGAGAATGCCTTTATCTACTCTGCATTTGGAAGGAAGCGTAGGCTTACTAATGTTAGGTCAGATAACGAAGGCGTAGTAGGACACGAGATTCGATCAGGACTAAACTTTCTTATTCAATCTGTTGCGTCTGATATCAACCTTCTAGGTGGAATCGATGCAGAAAAAGAGATTAGAGAGCGTAATATGGATGCACGGATTTTTGCACTAGTACATGACTCTATTCTTGCCGAAGTTGCCGAAGATTCTATCGAGGACTATAAGGAGCTTTTGATTCGTAATATCCAAAAAGATAGGGGCGTATCAATTCAAGGAGCACCTATTGGCTGTGATATCGAAGTAGGGGATGATTACTCTCTAGGAAAATATGTAGAGAAGTATGGTTCCTGATATTGACCGTAGGCACCTTCGAAATATAACTTTTCCACTATACCTACTCCCTAGTGATGAAGTAGAATATAGAGACGGTCTAGTGATACTAGAAGGTAAAGTTATAGATGATAAGAATATGCCTGGAGATACTCTAGGCAAACGAAGGCTACAGACACCTCACGCGAAATTTAGACTAAAAAAATCCGTGAATAATGTAGCCGAGATGCTTGCTTGTGCTTGGTTACTCTTTATAGACTATAAAGGTAACACATTCAAATATAATAAAACTATGTTTGGACGACTAGAGTACAAGCGTATTAGCAAAATAGAGAGTAAAGATACTTATTCTCTACTTTATGTTACGGGAGTGAATTCGCCTTTTTTACTAAAAAGGCCACCTCAAGCGGGGGAAGAATGGGTTGGGATACTCTATGTGTTTGACCACCCGTGGGTTATATATGAGCTATCAGAAACTTATAAACCTCCGAGTAAAAAGAAGTTCTAATGACTAAAAAAGCAAAAAGAGGACTTACTGGAATTAACTTTACTTTGAAGGATATCGATCCTCTCACTGAAAATCAGCGAAAAGCTTTTGAAAGTGAGAAAAATCTAGTCCTTCATGGGTCTGCTGGTACAGGCAAAACATTTATCTCTATGTATCTAGGCTTTAAGGAGATTAGGGATGGCATTTATGATAAGATTGTTATCATACGAAGTGCAGTTCCTACTAGAGAAATGGGATTTCTACCCGGTAGAGAAGATGAAAAAGCTAGAGTATACGAAGAGCCTTATTACAATATAGTCACAGACTTATTTGGTAGAGGCGACGGATACGAGTACCTAAAAGAAAAAGAGTTAGTATCCTTTATGACTACATCATTCATACGCGGGTTAACTATGGATGATTCAGTAATAATTGTAGACGAGTGTCAAAATATGAGCTTTCATGAGCTAGACTCTATTATAACTAGAGTAGGGCATAATTGTAGAGTAATATTCTGTGGCGATTTTCTACAGTCTGACTTAAAAGAAAAAGAAAAGAATGGTGTCAGAGAGTTTCTACAGATTCTAAATAAAATGAATCTATTTGATTGCATCGAGTTTGGAATTAACGATATCGTTCGAAGTAAGTTTGTAAAGGATTATTTGGTAGCAAAGCACTCCCTATGAAAGCAGTAATAAGTAACAGGATTTATATGGAGGTGGATGGTCCTCAACGAGAAGAGATCAATGAGGCTCTTACTCATAGAATTCCACCAAAAAATAAATATGACCAACCAACATTAATTAGAATGATGGGAAGAATTAGAGATAATCTAATTTCTATACCTTCTGGCAGGGAGGATTTGATTCCCCCAGACTACGAAGTAAAAGATAAGAGGGTTTTCTCTCCTGTTACTTTTCCTGATTTTCCAGATAATTTTAGTCTTAGGGCTAGCCAGCAAGAAGTATACGACAAAGCTACTGGTAGTTGCGTAATAAATGCTAAAGTAGCCTGGGGTAAAACTTTTATGGGCTTGTGTCTAGCTAAAAAGCTAGGCCAAAAAACCCTAGTAGTAGTACATAACAGGAATCTTAGGGACCAGTGGGTAAAAGAAGTCAAGAAACTCTTTAATTTTGAGCCAGGAGTTATTGGCAGTGGAAAATTTAATTTATCTGCGCCGATTGTGGTTGGAAATACTCAAACCTTGTATAACGTGGTACCCCAAGTGTCTAAAGAATTTGGAACTTTGATAGTTGACGAGGTACACCACACTCCTGCTAATACATTCTCTAAGATTATTGACAATAGCTATGCGACTTACAAGATAGGGTTATCTGGTACTATCCAGAGAAAAGATGGAAAGCACGTTATTATTCCAGATTACTTTGGTCCTACTAGATTTGAGCCAGCAAGAGAGAACTATCTGAAGCCTAAAGTACATATAATCAAAAGTGATGTGTACTTTCCAGATGGCCCTGTGCCTTGGGCACTGAAGAATAATGAACTAGCATCTAGCCCTGACTATCAGCAGCTAGTAACAGTACTAACACAACACTATATCAGTGCAGGATATAAGGTACTAGTAGTTTCTGATAGAACTAGGCTACTTAGTGTTTGCTCAGAAATGGTAGGAGAGGATGCAATAACAGTTCTAGGTGGTACAGATGATTCGATTAGGGATAACTTAGACACTCTGATTCAAACCAAAGGTTGTATTTTTGCTACTCAGCAAATATTCTCAGAGGGTATGTCAGTAAACCAACTCGGGGTCATCATACTTACAACACCTATAAATAACGAACCCCTGTTAGAGCAATTGATTGGTCGGGTTACTAGAACTTACACTGGTAAGAAGCAACCCATAGTAGTTGATATCTGGTTGAAGGGTAACATTGTACAACATCAAGCAAGACAAAGGCTTGGTCATTACATGCGACAAGGCTACGAGATTTCATACTTTTGAAAAATAGTTCTTGACAAGTTAGTTCTTTTTATATATAATATATGATACTGTTTAATTGGGCAAAGATATACACGTGGTCGAAAGGGCGTCCTGCCAAAATAATCGACATTATTGAGTATATGACATACAAGAAAATCCCCCTTAACAAACAGGATCCTATACTTTCTTATGCTGAAATAAAATGGTCTGGTAAGTCATTTCTAGTGAACCCAGAGCTTTTACTCAACCATAAAAAAGACTATAAGGAAAAAGAACTAGCACAATATGTGGGCATCGCGGGGTTTAGAAACCTTAGTGATTTTATAGTGTTAGGAAAAACAACTTTAGACTTAGCTCAGTGCCCAGTGAGAAAAGACACAATAATCAATAATAGACTACTAACCATAGAGAATGACAAAATATATTTGAAGTGGGAAGAAGTCACTAGGAGAAATAAAAATGGTAGCGTTTAACAAAGCAAAAGGTACGGCACAAAAGAACAATATTGAACAATATCAAATGCGTAACGGTGATAATGCCGTTCGATTTGTAGGCGACCTTCTTGCTAGGTATGTGTACTGGATCGAAGGCGAGAATGGCAAGAGCATTCCTTTCGAGTGCCTGTCGTTTGACCGAGAGCGGGAAGCTTTCACGAATGTGGAAAAAGACTGGGTTCGTGAGTTTTATCCTGACCTTCGTTGTACTTGGTCTTACGCTATTCAGTGTATTGACATTACCGAAGGTACAGAACCTAAGGTAGTTGTATTTAACCTGAAGAAGAAGCTTCTGGAGCAAATTAAAACTGCAGCAGAAGACCTCGGCGACCCGACTGACCCTGATAATGGTTGGGGTATCTACTTC